GCATGGGTCGCAGTCGTGGCGCTGTGTGGATCAATGGTAAAAAGACAATTCTACCAGAGGGTGACCCTGGCGGAGAACATGAATAATGCAAGTTCGTTTGATTAGTTATACAGAGTCATATGAAGGTGACGCACTGGCAGTGAAGCCAAATGATCTAGAAGGTTTGATTGCATATTGTGCTAGAGTGTCTAACCCAGATAATCAAAACAATTCTGATACATCAGAGAAACTTATTAAATATCTTATCAAGAATAAACATTGGTCGCCTTTAGAGATGGTCAATGCATGTCTTGAGATAGAAACAACCAGAGATATTGCGAGGCAGATACTACGCCACCGTTCATTCTCATTTCAAGAGTTCAGTCAGCGATATGCTGACCCTACCAAAGAATTAGAATTTGTTACCAGAGAAGCTCGACTGCAAGATGAAAAGAATCGTCAGAACAGTATTACTATTAATCCTGGCGATGGGGAAAATGTTGCTGCTCTTATGAGTGATTGGGAGCGTCAACAAGAGATAGTTATTGATGCTGCGAAAGAAGCATATAAGTGGGCGATTAAGAATGGCATTGCAAAAGAACAAGCCAGAGCAGTATTACCAGAGGGACTTACTATGTCTCGTATGTACATGAACGGTACACTACGTTCATGGGTTCACTACATAGAATTAAGAAGTGCGAACGGCACACAAAAAGAGCATATGGAAATTGCAAAGGCTTGTGCTGTGGAGATTGCAAAAATATTTCCTTTGATCGGAGAATTACATAATGACTGAAATTCCTGTATTTCCTGCTGGTGTATTGAAAATATATCAAAACCCAAACCCACCAGATATCCCCTCTATGGATGAATTTGAATTCAATCAACAAGCAATTGCAAATCCAGATACCACCCAGTTTGGTAATGAGCTGCCTAACATTGTTGATCATGATGGCCTTGCAGAACTTAAAACATGGTTCTATGAATGTGTCAAGGATTATCTAGATAACGTGATGACACTAGACTATCGTGAGTTCTGGATTCATGAAAGCTGGTTAAACAGTGCAGAGCCAGGCAGTCAGCAAAGTATGCATAATCATGGCAACTCTCTTATCAGTGGTGTATACTATGTTAAGTCCACTCCACAACATCCACCCCTTGTATTTGAAAAGATGCCTGCAAATAGTGATCCGTTCTTTTCACTAAGAAAACATTACAGCAAGGCAAACGTAAACTTTACAAACAAACTTGCAATGCCTTGCACTCAAGGTTCTTTAATCATGTTTAATTCATACCTATTTCATGGGTTCTCGCAGAACAATACTGATGAGTCGAGGATTAGTTTGGCGTTCAATGTACTCGCAAACCTGTCAGAGCGTGATGCGTATAAACTCGACTTTGTAAAGAATGAACGATGGTTAGATGATGCGTCTGTAAGTTACACAGTCAATACAGATGGTGCGTCTGGTAAGATTGACCGAAGGATGAGTAAGTGAGAGCTCTTGTCATAGGAAATGGTGAGTCAAGGTCATGGTTCAAGCCATGTCACTTGACCATCATGGACGATGAAGTTGTCACATGGGGTTGCAACGCAATCTATCGTGACGGTCCTCATTGTGTTGACAATCTAGTTGCGATGGACTATGCAATGCAACAGGAGATATATGACTCTGGTTGGTGTGATGAAGACGCAGATTATCTGGGCAAACACAACGTGCATTTTGGTAATTGGAATGTGGTGCCATCTGATGTAGCTGATGCCATGTTCATGGGATTTGATATACCTGAGTCTTTCATACACAAGAGTGAAAATAAAACAGGTCTTTGTGTTATAGGTGGCAAGGACCCTGTTACTTTGTCAGAGAAGATAGAAGCCGCCATATTACAGTTTCCTAATCTTGATATGAATGACTTGAAACTGAAAATGAGCAAAGACGCTGGTGTATGGATTACATATGTCAACGAGGTAAGAGATGTTGTGATTCCAGTAGAGGGCCATGTTGGATACTCCACTGGAAACACTGCACTGTCACTGGCTTGTCAGTCAGGGGCAGAAGAGGTGTACATGTTAGGGTTTGATCTTAGTGCATATGACAAACCACTAAATAACTTGTACAAGGGAACAGACAATTATTTGCCTGTTTCTGCGAAAGGGTTCAATCCTGTAAATTGGATTGGCCAAATGAGTGAGGTTTTTGACAAGTACAAGGGTGTAACATTTTATTGGGTGGATTGTAAAGTAATTGGTCAGTCTGACTGGCACGGTTCTTCAGTAAAAGATTATCATTCTAACGTAAGGTTCTTGACAAAAGACGAACTTTGTGATACTATTAACATACTATAACATACGAAACATACGACAACATAAGGAGATATAAAATGTCATTTGCTGCAATGAAGAAGCAGAATAGTTTGGATTCACTATTGGGTGCTGCCCAGAAAGAATCTGCTCCCCAAGAAAAAAAGAGTTACGTTGATGAACGTCTCTGGAAACCTACGATGGATAAGTCCGGTAACGGATATGCTGTCATTCGTTTCCTTCCAGCACCTACTGGTGAAGACCTTCCTTGGGTAAAACTTTGGAACCACGCTTTCCAAGGTCCAACTGGTCAGTGGTACATTGAAAACTCTTTGACCACATTGGGTAAGAACGATCCCGTATCGGAATACAATTCCAAGCTCTGGAACTCTGGTGTTGAGACTGATAAGGAGATTGCTCGTAAACAGAAGCGCAAGTTGCAATATTATTCCAACATTTACGTTGTCTCTGATTCTGCAAACCCACAGAATGAGGGTAAGGTTTTCCTCTATCGTTTTGGTAAGAAAATCTTTGACAAGGTGATGGAAGCAATGCAGCCTGCATTTGAAGATGAAACACCTGTAAATCCCTTTGACTTTTGGGAAGGTGCGAACTTCAAGTTGAAGCTTCGTAAGGTAGATGGTTATTGGAACTATGATAAGTCAGAGTTTGATAGCACATCCGCCTTACTTGATGGTGATGATGCGGCGTTGGAAGAGGTTTTCAACAAGCAGTATTCTCTCGCTGAGTTCACTGCGCCGTCTAACTTCAAGTCCTATGATGAGTTGAAGACTCGTCTGGATATGGTATTGTCCGGCACTGTTGCTGCGAATACCACAGTGGAAACTCTCATGGAAGATGAACCCACTGCTAAACCTACGGTAAAGACTAAAGAGGAGCCCGCTCCCACTATTAGTTCTGTAGATGATGATGATGACGCAATGTCATACTTTGAGAAGTTAGTCGAAGGCGACGAGAACTAGAGTAGAGAGAGCCCCCCGCCTAGTGCGGGGGGTTTTTTATGCTGAACTTGCTTGACGCATCGCCTGTAATGACATGTTACCCGGCACTATCGGTGTGCTGGTTACATTTGTAGCTGAGGAGTTACTAATATTATTAACAGGTGCATTGACAGTGGTGTTTACTGATTTCGCATCATCACCAGAGTTATTAGTCATTGCCGCATTCGCCAACCTATCAGTCATATCTTTCACTTGCATTCGAGCAGCAGCAATTCTTCGTTCCTCACCAGTCATTCCAAGCGCTTGGCGTCTGTCGTCTTCTGTGACCGGATCATCTCCGTTACCTCCAAATAAACTGCTGACGGCACTCCCTATACCACCGATTATTTTTAGGGCTGTTTCAGCGCCAGGGACATTATCCTTAATGAATTGTAAAAAATCAAAATCCATTATACTTTGAAAAAACTCTCCAACTGTTGTCAGGGCATTTACAAAAAAGTTTTTGATAGGATCAAGAATAAACCCTTTGAAGAATTCTATTGGAGAAACCTCTCCTATAAAAAGTGGGAGTGCATCTATACCGAAAAAATCAAAGAACATGAGACCTATGTTGGTAAAAAAACTGGTCAGTGGATCAATAATAAAATTCCTAATAAAATCCATCGGAGATAGTTCACTAAACACCATAGATGTATCAGGAAAGAAAAATTCAAGAATTGATTGGCCAATATCAAGAATAAAGTCTGTAATTGGCTCAATAATAAAATCGTTAAGAAACTCCATTGGAGTAAAGAAACCCGCAAAGAGTTGCGTTACCAACATATCAGGAAATCCAAAAAACTCAAAAATTGCATCACCTATACCGGCAACAAAGTCTGTGACAGTATCTACCACGGTATTAAAACCACCCACTACTGAGTCACGAATACCAGAATATATTCCACCTATTTTTTCTTTTACAGGGTTAATGAAATCACCTAATTTTGGGGCAGCACGAAAATCTGCAAGCGCTTGATCTGCTTGAACTCTTCTTGATTCCTTCTCGGCCTCAATCATTTTCCTTTGTTCTGGTGATACAATTTGGAACCCTTGTGATTCAAGTCGGCGTTCGGACTCACGACGGTCTATGATACCATTCTTCCTTACTGTCATCGCTGACCTACGGCCTGTTTCTGGATCGACTCCAACCGCACCCGCACCTTTATAAAATTCTTCTGATCGTTTTGCTGCTGCCGCTTCTTTCTCAAGTTTTTCACCACCAAATCCAAGAAAATCTAATACTGCACCGGCGCCAGGAATTTTTCTAATGAGTGCCATGAAGTCTATGTCAAATAATCCTGTAAAGAAACCAACTATGTCATCAACCAAACCACTAATAAATTCAAATGCTGATGCAGCAAAGTCAATACTATCTAACATTGACGAGAAGTTCTCAAATCCTAGTAAGTCTGCAATATAACTTATGAGGTCTTTAATTAAAGTAAATGGTAGGGTCAAGAGGGTTGTACCCATTGCAATCAAACCGTCCATAATACTTCCAGTTTCTTTGAATTTATCTATGAACGCCTGAATCCCTTTATAGACTGCAAAGAACGCAAATGCGATTGCTGCACCAATTGCAATGAAAGGTGCGGCTGCAACGATTATGGGTGTCAACGTTGCAAGAAAACCTGACAGCGCCGGTAGTAGCGTTCCGATAAAAAATACTCTCAAAGCGGTAAATGCTCCAGAGATGAAACGTAAAACCCTTGTTAGTTTTCCAGCGATTGTCGGCATAATGCCTCTAAAAAAGTTTGGTAATGTTCGCCTAAAGAACACTCTCAAAAGACGAAATGATCTAGGTAACTTTCTAATTAGGTTAAGAGTTTTCATCGGAAATGCGGCGATTATCAGACCAAGCGATATTCCAATAGATGTAAGTATATTTCCTAAACCTTCCCAGCTGGGGTCTTCAGAGAAATCTAATATTCCCTCGAAAGCATCAAGAAGAAAGTATACCGCTCCTAATATAAGACCGCTTTTTAAAAGTTTGACAAATGGACCGAGAGCAGTCAATAGTCCACCCATACCAGCGCCGAATAATGCTAGTAATTTACCAAACCCCCTTTCGTCTCTAACTGCATCTCGACCACCCGTAACTCCTCTCTGAATTGCATCAAGAGTTCCAAGCATTCTCGTGAATATATTTCGTTGGTCTTGTGCATCTTCTTCGTCTGCGGCACTTTGGGGTGCCGGTGGTGGTGTTATCAACGCAGCCCGGAATATCGAATTTGATACGTTTGCGATTCCTACACCGAGACCAGAGAGTTCTCCAACCAACGATGTCCTCAAAGTGTTTAGAGAGTCGACACTTGATTGTCCCTGTTCTCTTAATCTGTCAATAACTCCAGCGAAGCCGGTCCTCATTTCTTCAGACATTTTTCTATCCTATTTCTTTACACTTACTTCAGTATTTTTACT